GACAATGGAACAGCACCTCCCCAAGGAGGTAAAACCCCAGATGAAATATAGCGGTAAGCGGGAACTCCACTGGGGTGCAGATGGTGGGGGCCTGAATAGTTCCTATTCTCTTTCAACGGTAGGGGGTCGGGAAGTACGGGGAAGCAAGATAGACTTCCTTCACTGTAGCGAGGTTGCTTCGTGGGGGCATGGCGGGGAAGATTTTCTCCTTGGCCTGCTCAATTGTGTTGTTCAGGGATTCAGTACAGAGGCGGTAATCGAAAGCACGGCAGCCGGTGTAGGCGGTGTATTCCATGACATGTTCTGGGATGCTTACAACGGAGATTCCGGCTGGGAGGCAGTTTTCTTTCCATGGTATATATATGAATATTATTCCAAGGATTTCGCCAATGACGCAGAGCGTGAGCAATTTGAGGACAGTTTAGGAAAGGATCCCCGCTACGGTGGTGAAGAAGAATCTAAATTACTGGGCGTTGGATGCGAATATGATGTCGGAGTGGACGAGACTGTCAGTTTTATTGTTACCCTCGAAAACCTCAATTGGCGTCGGCAGTGCATCAAAACACAGTGCCAGAACGATTTAAGGAAGTTTCACCAGGAATTCCCTACTACAGCACGGCAGGCATTTGTCACAACAGGCAGGAGTGTCTTTGACCAGGAGGTAATGAATGAGTTGGTCATGGCTTCAGAGAAGAAGCAGAGGGAGACGCCCTCAGAGGGATTTTACATTCCAGTACAGGGTTTCAGGGAGGGCCGTGTCAAGGAGAAGTACATCATTGAGGCAATGGACGAGGGAGATCTCCAGCTTTGGACCCGCCCGATAAAGGGCAGGGAGTACCGTATAGGGGTAGATGTATCCGAGGGATTAGAGATTGGCCGTGACACAGACTGGAGTGTAGCGGTTGTTTTAGATGCAGAGCAGTATGAGGAGGTAGCTCTGCTAAGAACGAAGATTGATCCAGATCTGCTGGCCTGGCAGTTAACGAGCCTTGGCCGGTGGTACAACAACGCCCAGCTTTTCGTGGAGAGGAATAACCATGGGCTGGTCACTTTGAAGTTTCTCAGTGACGTTCATTTGTATCCCAATGTTTACAGTGAGAAGATACTGGACGAGAGATCGTCTAGAACGGCACGGAAGCTGGGTTTTCATACAACGGTAAAAAGCAAACCGTTGATTATAGATTACCTGAAGGAGTTGATCAGGGAGCGTGAGTTAAAGATCCATTCTCCAAAGGTTTTAGATGAGCTCCAGACGTTTGTTAATATGCCAAACGGCAAGATGGCCGCACAGTATGGGAGCCATGATGACTGTGTAATGGCCCTGGCGATTGCCACTTTTGGATGCAAGATGTTTCCTGCAACAAAGGTATGGGAGAAGATGGTTGCCCCATGGAGGGGAAAGCCAATCATAAAAAACTATAGCCCACCAATGATATGAGTTATTTTTTAACAGATATAGCAAAGGAAAAAGGGATAAGTATACGGGACTGGTGTGAGGGTGTTGGAGTATCGGACAGCACGGCCCGGTGGCATTTAAAGGCAAAAAGGATTCCCGATCCAAAATGCTGGAAAAGAATAGCCCGGTTTCTAAAGATTCCGATGCCAGAGATAGAGATGTTTTTCAGGGAGGAGCTAGATAAGCAGGGTCGGATTGTGTATTGCAGGGTATGCAAGGCAGAGTTTTTTAAGTTTAGCAGGAAGCTGCTGTGTGGTTCACCAGAATGTTTACGGACATTTGACCGGAACCGCAAGGCTTTGCAGCGTGGTAAGAGCGCAGTTGTTCCACGCAAGAAACTTAGTGAGGAGGACTTTCAGTCAGTTTATTCGTTGTCTGGCAAGAAGGTCCCCCAGATTACCAGGGACGAGCTTTCGGTCAAGGTAGACGAATATCTTGATTCAGGGGGTAAGATAACGCAATTGAATCCAACCATTGCAGATGGTTTATTAGCAGAGATGTGGGGAGAGAAAAACACAGCCCAGCAACGGATGTACCATTATAAGCCAGAGTCTGCAATTTACAACGATTTTTAATCAGTTATGGGAGATATAGTAGAGGTCGATTTTCAGGAGAAGGAATCTTTCCGCAGGGAGATGGATTCTATAATAGATGACTTTATTGGATGTCTCAGAACTCATTACGGTGATGATGCAGGAGATCTTATGGCTTCAGCCTTTTCTGTGTGCCTTGATGAGATTGCAGTAAGGGTAACAAAACAGCTTGAACTTAGACAGACGGAAGGTGAGCCTGGTATATTATTTACCCCGGACAATGATATTGACATATTATTTACTTCAGATTTTTAAACTTACATAAGGATATATGGCAGAAACAAACGAGGGCGGACCAGTTGATAAAGTAGCAGAGGTGTTAGATAAGGTCAAAAAGACTGATATCGACACTTTTGCAAAGATAATACAGGAAAAGTTTGCGGAGGCAAGGGATTACCGCAGGGATCATGAGCAGCACTGGCAGGAGGCTTATGACGCATATCGGGCCAAGTATCCATCTCAGATAAACAAGGCAAACGAGTTAGCAAGCGAGAGGGGTATTTTTGTTAACCAGACCCGGCGCAAGGTTAACAGTGCCAAGATCAAGATAGGGACCCTGTTATTTGAGGACGGCGAAGTGCCATTCACAGTAACACCATCCAAGAGACCAAGGTTTTTTCCTCCAGACATTCAGGCACCACCAGACAGGCCAGACATCCTAAAGGATGCACTTCTGGCACGAGCCACGAATATGGAAGACAAGATCAGGGACATACTTAAAAAGACATCATACAATGAAGAAATTACACACTCAATTCACGAAATGTGCCTCTACGGTACGGGATGTACTAAGGGGGTTAGTCTTACGAGGAAGAATTTTCCCGTCTACACTTCGGTCAGAACTTCAGATGAAATGGTCCAGATTGAGTCTAGGCTTGAGGAAGAATTTGTTCCTACGGTTAAATATATTTCGATATGGAATGTATTTCCATCCCCTGAGGCAAGTAGTTCCGAGGATGCAGACTACATTATTCAACGCAATTTTGTTAGTCCGATTCAATTACGTTCTATGGTCAGTACTGGCCAAGGGTACCGTAGAGAGGTGGTTGATGAGATTATTGATGGCGATGAAGGAAGGGTTCATGGCTATGATGAGAGCCAGCACCCCAAAAAGTTTGATGAAACGTCTGCGAGGCAGATCAAAAACATAGAGGTTCTTGAGTTTTGGGGACGTCTGGAGGGAAGTGATCTAGTCGATCATTTACCTATGGAAGAAGAAGAGGTACCTTCCTCCATACCAGTTGTAGTCACAGTTATAGGTGACAAGGTAATTAAGATACAGGAGAATCCATTTGATGATACGATGCCATTCCATTTTTGTTATTGGCAGAAGAATCCAGAATCAATATGGGCAGACGGGATTTACTATGCTATCCGTGACGTACAGGCAATACTGAATTTCAGTTATGCCATGATGATTGAGGGCAAGTCTTTATCAGCGGCCCCCATGACAGTGATAGATCCGAATTCCTTTGAACCAGGCACAGACACAGAACAAGTATATCCTGGCAAGCAGTTCCGTGTAAAACCTGGGGCAAGTGTCAGGGACGCATTTATGCCGGTACAGATACCGGATGTTACAAACGGGCTGCTCCAACTGATCCAACAGCTTGAACGTGAGGCTGATTTGGACAGTGGGCAGACTTCCATCGGATATGGTGACCAGAGTCCAGCCCAGACGAAGACGGCAACAGGCATGTCTATCTTGAACAGTAATGCCAACCGTCAGACCGCAGACGTTGTCCGTTCTGTGAGTAAGATGATAACGAACAACATACAGGCCATTTACCGGTGGCTGATGGTTGATTCAGAGGACATGCAAATTAAGGGAGACTACGAAACCATAAGTACTGGCTATGAGCAGTATATCGCCAAGGAAGTTCACAACACTCAGTTAATAAACTTCTTACAAACGATTGGTTCGCTTCCGCAACTCCAACAATATATTAAATACGAGGCGTTTAGTCGGCCACTGCTCAGGGCCTTTAACTTAGATCCAGAACAGGTTATGAAGACTGAGGAGGAGGTTGCCCAGGAGATGCA